CTTTCCGATCAGCAGGCTAAGGCCCGCGTCCAGATCGAAGCCGCCGAAATGGCGATGCAGCAGGCCACCCAACAGCAGATCAAGCATTGGGAGTCACGGCTGGAAGCCTACAAGGCCACCGCGCCCGAGCTTTGGACCGAGGCCCACATTCAGGGATGGGACCAGCACCTTCGCATGGTCACGAGCAACCCGGCTTATGTGGACCTGAGCCGGGATCAGCAGATCCAGCTTGCGCACCGGATGTATGCCTCTGCCTATGAGGCCCGCACCGGGCAGAGCCTTTCCGTGCCGAAGCCAAAGGCGGCGAATGGCCGGGAAAAACTGGAAGTGCGGCAAGACGAGCGCCCGGAGCCGCCGCGCACTCTGTCCGGCTTCAACTCCGACACCAGCGCCGAGGTCGAAGACACCGCCTTTGCCATGATCGACCGGGTGATTTCCAAAGACCCGCTGGAAGCCGAGCGCATGTTCTCGCGCATGACGCCGGAACAGCAGGAACGCTACCTGAACGAAGTCTGACCGGCAGAAAAGGGCGGCGCCGATGTGGAAGACGAATATCAAGATGGCCGAAACACCACCGGGCATGCCGCGCCCGGTGGGCATCAAGGTGGGCGATAGCGTCACCATCTGCGTCGAGCGCCGCGGCGATTATGTGCATGTCACCGTCAAGGCGCCGCCCGAAATGGCCATCGTCAAGAGCCAAGAATGACCAGTTCACCACCCACATTTTGCATGACTTGTCCAGATCGTGCGAAATGTGGTATATCGTGCATCAATACCACGCATAGGAAGTGCTTGGGTCAATCTCTAATGACCAAGGAGCATGTCCTATGCCACAGACCGTAGTAGGCGTGAACGACCCCAAGGCCGTGCGCCGGTGGGCTACTTCCCTCGCCACAGACACCGAAAAAGCCTCCTATTGGAGCAAGTTCATCGGCACCGGCCAGAACAACATCGTCGAGCGCAAGGTGGAGCTTGAAGACGATGCCGGTGATACCGTCCAGTTCGACCTGTCCATGCGCATGCGCGGCGGCATGACGCTTGGCGACAACCGCGTCGAAGGTTCGGCGGAAGGCCTGACCTTCTACACCGATGAGGTCAAGATCGACCAGGCCCGGAAAGGCGCATCGGCAGCAGGCCGGATGTCGCGCAAGCGCACCCTGCACAACCTGCGCCGGATCGCCCGCGACCGCACCAGCGAATACATGGCCCAATGGATCGACGAAGGGTTCTTTGTCTATCTCTCCGGTGACAACGATCTGTCCGCGATCAATCAGGACAACGTGTTCACCCAAGCCTTTGCTGGCAACGCGATTCAGGCCCCGGACTCGGAGCACATCCTCTATGGTGGCTCTGCGACCAGCAAAGGGACCATCACCACCGCCGACAAGATGTCGGTGGCCTTCCTTGAGCGCGTCGCGGTCAAGCCGAAGATGATGAACGCGACCAACCCGAATGTCGTCCGCATGTCGCCGGTCACGGTGGAGGGCGGCAAGCGGTTCATCGTCCTGATGTCGCCGTTCCAGTCGCACGATCTGCGCACGGAAACTGGCGATCTGTCCTGGGCGAAGATCAGCCAGGCGCTTGCAACGTCCGAGGGCCGCAACAGCCCGATCTGCCGCGGCGGCATGGGCATGATTAACAATCTTGTCCTGCATGAGCATGAATCTGTGCGCCGCTGGAACAACTATGGCACCGGCAACAACCTGCCCGGCGCCCGCGCGTTGCTTCTGGCCCGTCAGGCTGGCGTTGTGGCCTATGGTTCGGGTGGCAATGGTTCCCGCATGTCGTGGGTCGAAAAGCTCACCGACGCCGACAATCAGGTCGAAATCTACTGCGGCGTGATTATGGGCATGAAGAAGACGCGGTTCGACGGCCTCGACTTCGGTGTGTGCGCCCTCGACACATACTGCAAAGACCCGAACGTCCCTGCCTGATCTGAGCTAGGGGGCCACCACTCGGCCCTCTTTTCCCCCGTGATTTGATCGCAGAAGGAATGACACAATGCCGATCAAGCAATCCGCCTACTTCAAGGGCAATGCCCGCACCCCCGTTCCCGTCCCGCACCGTAAGGGCGAGGTCATCGAGTATCTGTTCACCCACACGTTCACCGAGGCAGTTCCGACCACCGATATTCTCGAACTGTTCCCCGTGTTTCCCTATGGGCGCATCGTGGGCTTTGATTTCGCCGCAGAAAACATCGGCGCGATCAACCTGACCATGGGCCTCATGTCGGGCGCATCGGGTTCGTTGGTCTCCGCCCGCACCGTAGGCAACCAGCTTATCAACGCCGCTGTGTCCACCACGCCGCTGGCCTCGACCCTGACCCAACTGGCAAACCTCGCCGCCATCGGTGAGACGCCGGTTTCCATCGGCCTTGTGCCTTCGGCTGAAATCGTGGCTGGCGCAACGAAGAAGCTGCACGTTCGCATCCGCGTCGCCGCCTAAGCGGCCCGACGACTGCGCAACCCGCCCGCCCGGTTTCCCATGGCCGGGCGGGCCTCAACAACCGGGGAAGTCCAATGCCTGCCATCATCATTGAGTCCATCATTCGGCGCCCAGGCGGTTCGACCGTCAACATCGGGGGCCGCAACTATCGCTTCGAGCCGGATCACGAGGGCCGCCATGTGGCCGTGGTCGAAGATCCCGAACACATCGCGCGATTCCTGCAAGTGCCAGAAGGCTTCCGCATGCTGAACGCCCCGTCCGCACCCGCTGCGCAGGCTATCGGTGTTGTCGTGACCCATCCCAAGCCATTCCCGGCAAGTGTTGTTCCCGAAAGCGCGCTGGCCACCATCAAGGCCGAGCGGGAAGCAGAGGCCCAAGGCGACGAGCAGCCCGACGAGGGCGAGGGCGAGGAAGAAGGCGCAGCCGATGGCCCGCTGGAAGACATGAGCCTTTCCCAAATCCGCGAGATTTTCAAAGCCGAGCTTGGCCGCAACCCCTCGCCCCGCAGCATCAAGGACACCTTGATTGCGCAGATCGAGGCGGTGCGCGCGGAACGGGCGAAGACCTAAGCATAGGAGCAGCGCGCCATGGCCTTTACCGCCGCCGATGTAATGAGGCGCGCTGCGACCACCCTACAGGACGAGTCTTCCGTCCGCTGGAAGGCCACAGAGCTTCATTCCTACCTGAACGATGGCATCTTGGCCGTTGTGGAATTGAAGCCTACCGCCAAATCCGAGACGGTGAATCTGCCCTTGGTCGCTGGCACACTCCAAGCCCTGCCCGAGCAATACACCACGCTCTCCCGCGTGATCTGCAACGTCCTAGACGACGTTCCGCTGACGCTTGGGGCCGTAATCACCCCCATCAACTCGCGCGACCTGATGGACATGCTTGTGCCGGGCTGGCACGACCCCACCATTGTTCCCTATTCGCGGCAAGTGGTGCATGTGATCCATGAAATCACCAACCCGCGCAGTTATCATGTCGTGCCGGGGAACAATGCCACCGGCATGATCCGGGCCGTGGTCAGCGCAAAGCCTGCGCCCGTGGCATCGCCCACCGCGCCGAGCGATGCCGTGATCGCCAACTATACCGCAGAGGTCGATCTGCCCGACGAGTTCCGCATGGCACTGGCGGATTACGTCCTCTATCGCGCCTACTCCAAGGATGCCCGGCTGGCAGGATCAGCAGCCCGCGCCCAGGCCCATTTCGACCTGTTCCGGGCCAGCGTCGCCAATCTCACGGCAGGCGAAGTCGGGATGTCACTGGCCGCCGCCAACGCGGCACCGCCGCAGCAGAAGGGGGGCCGCTGATGTCCACACAGATCGCGCCAATCAGCGAGCTTCTGCCCTACATCCTGCCCACCGTCCCGGCATGCCCCCGGCCCTTTGCCGAGTTCAAGGCGCGCGAGGCGGTGATCGAGTTCTGCGAACGGACGATGTGCTGGCGGCAGATTCTCACGGTGAACCTGACCGCCAACAACCGCGCCCTGATCGCGCCCCCCTTTGCCACCATCCACGAGTTCGAGGAAGTCACCTTGAACGGGCGGGAATTGGAGCCAACCCAATTCACCGAGGCCATGCCCGACGAAATGCGCGGAGAACAGGCCCCGGCGCAGGCGAAGTATGTGACGCAGATCAAGCCGGGCGAAGTATCGGTCTATCCCTTCGAGGCTGGCACCCTGAAAGTGGCGGTCTTCCTCAAGCCCAAGCACGGGCAGGCCATCGGCGCGAACCCCGAAAATCCGCTGGAAGATGCCAACAACTTCCTTCCGGCCTTCATGGTCGCCCAATACGCCTCATCGCTGGCATCCGGCGCGCTGGCCCGCATCCTTATGACCAAGGGCCAGAGCTTCTATGACCCGAATCTGGCGCAGAAGCATGAGGCCATCTTCGATGCGGCCTGCAACGCCCATTTCAGCACCAGCATCAGGGGCCAGCAGAAGGCACCGATGCGCGTGAAGCCGCGGTGGATGTGATATGCCAGTCATTCGCGTCGCAGACTTCAAAGGCCGCATCCCCAAGCTGCACCCGCGCCTCCTGCCGGTGAATTTCGCGCAGATCGCGCGCAACACGCGGCTGGAAGGCGGCACCATCGGGCCAATGACCGCCCCCGCGACAGTCTTCACCTTCCCAGGCCCAACCGCGCCCCTGGGATTCATCAAGTTCGGCGGCACCTTTGTTGGCTTCGACCAGCCCAACGTGAACGCGACCGTGGGGCCCGTGGCGCAAGATCGCCTCTATTACACCGGCGATGGATTCCCCAAGATGCGCGTCGCAGGCGTGGATTACGTTCTTGGCGTCAATCCCCCGACCGAGGCCCCGGTTATCACCACCACGAAGGTTTCCGTCACCGGCACACCCACCGCGACCGCTGTGACGATCACCGCGCCGCCTTCCGGGGCCGTGGCGGCCGAGTTTTCCTACCGCTATGCCGCCGTGGTCGATGGCGTTGAGACGGTGGCATCGGAACAAAGCGCCCGCGTCAGCCGGATTGCGGGCCAGCATGTCACCCTGTCCGGGCTTGGCCTGCCCGCAGGCGCTGATCTTGTGCGCGTCTATCGGATCGACCATTCGGCCCCATCCGGGGCCTCTGGCCGGTTCGGGCTTGTGATGGAGCGCCCGGCGTCTGCCGTGGTCGCGGGGGCTATCACCGACGACTTCACCGCGCAGCCTGACGGATCGCGCACACCCACCTATGACAACGATGCCTTCCGCAACTCCGAGACCGTCACCTATGTCTATACCTATGTGACGGGCTTCGGGGAGGAAAGCGCGCCATCCCCCGCCTCCGAGCCGATCCAGATTTTCCCAGGCGAGGCAATCAGCGTGGCGGTCAACGGCCACACGCAGGCCAACCGGAACATCCAGTTCATCCGCATCTATCGCTCACGGACCAGCCTGAGCGGCGTCACCGACTTCTATTTCCTCAAGGAGCTTAACTCGGTCACGCAGACCTATGCCGACACGCTAAACCAGCTTCTTGCCGAAACCCTGCCAAGCGCCGACTTCGATCTGCCCGAACCGACCATGCTTGGCCTGATTTCCATGCCCAACGGCATGATGGCCGCACATGCGGGCCGCGAGCTTCTGTTCTGTGAGCCGTTCCAGCCCCACGCCTGGCCGAACAAGTATCGGCTGACAACCGACACCGACATCGTGGGCCTGGGCGCCTTCGGTTCGTTCCTTGCCGTGCTGACCAAGGGCTGCCCCTACATCGTGCAAGGGTCCGAGCCTTCCCTGATGATTATGGAGCAGTTCGAGCGCAGCCTGCCATGCGTCAGCCGCTTTTCCATCGCGGACATGGGCTTTTCCATCGCCTATGCCAGCCATGAGGGGCTTGTTGTCGTATCGCAGGGCGGGGCCGATGTCGTCACCCGGCAACTGTTCTCCGAAACTCAATGGCGCGCGATGCGGCCCGAGTCCTTTCGGGCCAGCCAGATCGGCGGGCGATATGTGTTCAGCTATCAGCCAGAGGTAAACGGCGCGCGGTTCTTCGGCATCATCGACCTGTCGGGGGAGCAGCCATACTTCATGGAGGCCGATGTCACGCCGCGCGTGATGCACTATGCCGCCGAGGATGGCGCGCTTTACTACATGGACCCGACCGGACTTGAAGTGAAGCAATACGACCCGAAGACGCCTGCATCGACCGTGCGCGTCAAGCAGACTTGGCGCGGCAAGCGCACCGTCTTGCAGGGCTATGACAACTTCGGTGCGATCCTTGTGGAGTGCGACCCGGTGCAAGGCACCAAGGCAAACCCTGCCGATCCCGATTGCACCATCCGCGTCTATGCCAGCGGCAACCTGATCCACACCAGCACCAAGATCAACGAGGCCGAGCGCCTGCCATCGGGCTTCCTGTCCGACACTTGGGAAATTGAGGTCGAAGGCTATGCGCCGGTTACCGCAATCAGCCTGGCGAACGACATTTACGAGCTTGCGGGGGGGTAAAGGCCATGCCTGACATCAACCCATGGGAAGGGGTGGCAATGCCGGGGCAGAACCCCGCGCCCGGCAATGCTGGCCCTGTCCGCAACACGCCCCTAGACAACCGCGCCATCCGCAACATGGAAATCCTGTCCGGTCAGGCAGGCGAACCGCTAGATCATGCGGTGCGGTTTAGGGACATTCAGGAGCTTGAAGCGAAGCTCTTGGATACCATCCAGCGCAACAGCAGCATTTTTAGTGTCGCGCTGGCCCGGCGCATCGAGTCACAGTTCCAAGCGATCGACACGGAATCGAAGGGGGTGGCGCAGGAAATCACCGCTTCATTCCAGACCCTTGAGGGCCTTGTCGCCACGTTTAGCGAGACGTTCACCGACGCACTGGACACCACGAACGCCAACATCGCCACCAATTACTATACCATCGCGCAGACGGATTCCGCCATCGCTGCGCTAGAAACCAGCGTCACCACCGAATTGAACGGGCTGGAAACCAGCGTCACCACCCTTTCAGGCTCCGTCGATGGCATCGAGGGGGTCCATGCCATCCAGATCGACAACAACGGCTATATCAGCGGTTTCGGCCTGATTTCGAGCATCCGCGATGGCCTGCCGGTCAGTGACTTCATCATCAGTGACGCCTCTTTCCGCGTGGTCAACAGCGCCGGGGCCGGGAATTACACCCCTTTCGCGGTCTTCCCCACCACCCGAACCGTGGATGGAGCTACCGTCCCTGCGGGCGTCTATGCGCAGGATATGTTCATCACCCGCGCGAACATTACCGACTTGGCGGTGAACAATGCCAAGATTTCTGATTTGGCTGTGTCAACGCTCAAGATTCAAGATAACGCGGTGACTGTCCCTGTTGCCATTTCCGCATCCAATGCGGTCGCGTTTGGCACATCGTTCGTTAACGTGCTTGAGTTGAGCTTTGCCAGAGTCAACGCGCCGATCCTGATTAGTTGGGGGGCCTTCGTAAACACGACCGCAACCGGCGTGAGCGTTGACTACCAGATTCAGGCTCTCAATGGCGGAACGGTAATCTGGACGAGAGGATTCAACGGCATCCAAGCAGCCGGGGGCCAAAACATCATGTTCTATGGCGAGTCCATTTTGGAGACAGACCAAGCATTTTGGCCGAGTAACGCCGTGCAGACCATCAGGATTAGTCTGCGCCGAGCGACAGCGGGATCATTCAACGTCTTGTCGAGATACATTCAAGTCGTGGCGGCGCAAAAATGAAATTCACGCTCTATGACAAATCGACCGGGCGCATCACCGGGCTACTCAGCATCCCCGATGCCATGCCACAGCTTTTGGATATGAACCTGACGGAGCAAACCGGCGCGGTGAAGGGCGAAGCAAACCCGGAGACGCATATGGTCGTCGATGGGGCCTTTGTTCCGCTTCCGGTTTCAATCCTTGAAGCAGAGGCCCGCGCCAAGGCCGAGGTCGAGGTCAAGCAGTCCAGAAACGCCATGCTGATTGCGTCTGATTGGACGCAAGTTCCAGATGCGCCTGTGGATAAGGCCGCATGGGCTGCCTACCGCCAGGCATTGAGAGACATTCCCGATCAGTCAGGGTTTCCCTTCGATGTGATCTGGCCGACGCCACCAACCTAACACCAACCAAGGAAAGGGCCTGCCATGCCTTACCACTTCACCAAAGCCAACCAAGCAGAGCTTCTTGAGCGCGCAAAGTCCCTGACCAACTGCGCGGGATGGGCGCCGGATGCCGTGGCCTTCGCCGCGCGGGAGAAGGGCGAGGAAGACATCCGCGCTGTGGCCGTTTTCGAGTATTTCAACGGCGGGGATGCTGACATCCATTTCGCCACCATCGGGCAGAGGATGGGGCCGCGCTTGGTGGACGCCTATTTGAAACTGGCCTTCCACCCGAATTTCATGGCGCTGAACCGGGTGTTCGCGCCGATTGCGGCCAGCAACATCGTGGCGCAGCGCGTGGCTCTGGCCGCAGGCTTCCAGTTCGAGTTCCGCAAGAGGGGTGGCGCGGCAGGGGGCGAAGATGCTATTGTCATGTCCATCACCCCTCAATCCAAGGGGCTGGCCGCTGCCAAGGGCCTCAATACGACGCAACATCAAGTCTGATGGGGTTTAGACATGGGCAGCAAAGCACCAAAGCCAGATCCGCGCATTGGCCAAGCTGCCATGCTTTCCGCACAAACCGGGCAGGACATGCTTCGGTTTATGAAAGCGCAGGCCGCAATCACGAACCAATGGGCGACCGAGGATCGCAACAGGTTCAAGACCACGTTTCAGCCGCTTGAAGACCAGTTCATCAGCGACTTCCAAGCCTCCCGCGATCCTGCGAAGATGGCGGCCAACGCGCAGGCGCGATCTGGCGAGGCTATGGCTGATGTGCGCCAGCAGTTCGCCCTCACCCGCGACACCGACAAGCGCCGCCTCACCGCCCTGGGCGTAAATCCCAACTCTGGCCGCTTCCTTGCCTCCAACCGCAATGTCGGCAACGCCGAGTCCTTGGCCGTGGCCGGGGCCGCCAACATGGCGCGGCGGCAGTCCATCGCGTCCGACGAGGGCAAGACCGAGGCAATGCGCGCGGGCATCTTGAACATCGGGCGCAACATGGCCGTGAACCCTGCGCAATCCATGGGGCTATCGAACAACGCCGGTCAGGCGGGCTTTCAGGGCGCAATGTCGGGCTACCAGCAGCAGGGCAGCTTGCTCAACACCGACTATCAGAACCGCTTGCAGGCGTGGCAGGCAGGCCAGAGCAGCACCAATGCACTTCTTGGCGGGCTTGGCGCGATTGTCGGCGCGACCAACGGCTTCGGTATGATGCCGCAGGCGTGGAGGTAATCGGGCCATGTCGCTAGGTGGAGCATTTGGAGCCTTTGCATCTGGTCTTGCGGGCGGTCTAAACGCCAGCAATGACCGGCGAGAGCGCCGGGAACGTGATGCAAAGCTGGACGCAATTCTTGGGGCAGGGCCTGCGCCGAGGGCCACTCCCGCATCTGCGCCAGCGCCTATGGGCGTGGCCGGCACAGATCCGGCGCCCATGATGGCCCCTCCAAGCGGCAAACCTGATGCCGATGTGCCATGGCTGCGGTATGCCAACCAAGGCGCAACGCGCAATCTGCCCATTTCGCCGCGCATGGTCGAAGCTATGAGCTTCCTTCCCGAGATTGGCGTTGAAATGGAAGTCTTCTCTGGCGGTCAGCCGAGCAAAGGCACAAGTGACAGGCGCGTCGGTTACGTTCGGCATGATAATGGCGAGGCCGCCGATGTGTTCTTCCTCAAAGACGGGAAACGGCTGGATTGGGCTAACCCCGAGCATCTGCCGATCTTTCAGGAAATCGTCAGGCGTGGGCGGGCAAGCGGCCTGACCGGCTTTGGGGCCGGGCCTGGCTACATGCAGCCGGGGTCGATGCACATTGGCTTTGGGGCGCCCGCCGTGTGGGGTGCGAATGGGAAAAGCGCAAATGCGCCCGCATGGCTGCGCGAAGCCTTTGAGGCGGCAGGACAGACGCCCGCGCGCCCGATGGCGCCGCCCGAGCAGATCACCGTGGAAACCCTCAAGAACCGCTGGCCGCGCCCCCTTGGCGTCGGCGGACCAACGTAAGGAGCAACGCGCATGGTCGGATATGCTGTTTCGGGCTTTGTCGATGGCTTCTTCAAGGGCCGGGATTGGCGGGACGCCAAGGAGGACCGGAAGCTAGACCGGGAGCGCCAGAAGCGCCTTGACGAGCTTCAACTGCGCGAGTTCGGCCTGCGAGAGCAGGACTTTGCCATGCGCAAGCGCGCCGCGGATCAGCTCTACACGCAGGCAGAGCAAGAGCAACTGCGCGCCGAACAGGATCGGGCGTTCTTTACAGACCTTGCGGCAAGCGCCCCCGGCGCCGGTGGCGGCATGGGCGTTCTCCCGGCAGGGGGTGGTATTGATACGAGCGCCTATCCGGTCGGAGTTCCCCAAGGTCAGCCTATGTCGTCACCTATGGCACCAGCAGCGCCAGCCCGGCCCGCCGCACCGGCAGCGCCGCGTCTTGGCTTTGGTGTCACGACCGCGCCCGCAGCCATGCCCCCGCAGGCGAACAATCTGCCGCCCGAAGGCTTGCCCATCACCAACGTGCAGCCGGTCCAAGGGACTCTGCCGCAACCGCCCGCGCAGCCCGCCGCTGGAATCCCACCGCTTCTGGCGCAAAACCCCGATGGCACCATTTCCGCAGCCCGCCCGCCGCGCAGCGCAGAGGAAAAGGCAGCACTGGTCGAAGCCGCCAAGACCGGCAAGCTGACAGCCTCACCGCCCGCAGTTCCCGCAGTTCCACCGGGCGGCTTGGGCGTGAACGTCAACGCTCCGCAGGAGGTTGACCAGAGCCGCAGCGGCTTTGTGCAGGATGTCCAGCAGTTCAACCGAAAAGGTGCAATAAGCTCTGGCGCGGGCGACATCGCAACGGCGTTGACCACGGGCCGGGATGGTGGGCCAGCCGCTTCGGGCGCAGCGCAGTTCTTTGCTGGAATTGGGGATTACTTCACCAAGACCCCCGAGGGGGCCAAACTGTCAGCCGCCCGCCGCGACGAGCGCGCCAAGGCCGCTGAGTGGTATCGGTCGCCTGCCGCGCGAGAGATTTTTAGCACCAACCCCGACATGATGCAGGCCGCAGCCGCCGATCCCGAGGGATTCTACCGTCAGGCCGCAAATGCAAGCGCACCGCCGACCAAGGCGCAGGAAAGCGTCGCCGCCGCCGAAACCGCCGCCACAGCTTCCCCGGCAGCAGCCGCAGGCGCAGAAACAACCAAGCAAGTCGCCCAACAGGTCAATCTGTCGTTCGGCCTGAAACCGGGCGAAACGCTGACGCCGAAGCAAGTCAAAAGCGCCGCAGATGCGACCGTCGATTGGTATTACGAGAACGCGCTACCAAAGATGGTCGAGTTCTATGTGGGCCGGGGAGAAATGGAGAAGGCGCGCGCCCTTGTGGACCTTACCGAGTCTCGCCAAGGCAAGCTGGCGCTGCAAGACCGTGCGGCGGGCCTGTTCAAAATCATCAACGGCGACATCGACGGGGGCGGTGCGCTGATGCTGTCTGCCTTCAAGCGGTATGGCTATGTTGATGAAACCTATGACTTGGATGAAGCTGAAACCGGCGTCATCAAGGATGCAGAGGGTGGATTTGCCGGTCTGCGCGTGGTGTTCAAGGATCGCAAGACCGGCGACACGATGGAACAAGTGTTCGGATCGCTGGATGAGGCGATCAATTACATGACCATTATGACCGAGCCGAACACCATAATGGAAATGATGCAGGAGCAGAAGGCGGCTTCCAAAGAGCAGGGACTGACCGTCAAAGAAGAAATGGATGCTGCGCTAAAATTCATGGAGCAGCATAGCCGCCCCGCGCTTGGCTCTTTGGGGGCATCGACCGGCGCGATTGACCCGCGCCTGACCGGCGTTGACCCCAACACCGGTCGGTATAGGGAACAGTGATCTAGCGTCTCGCTTGCCGCTTGCCCCCTAGATCGTGTATCTATGAGCAAGCGGCGGCGCAGGATGTGACCGCCATAGACCCAAGATCGAGGGATGCTATGGCGCGCAATCTGTATGGCCTACCCATGGGCACGTTTACCTCCGGTGACGAAGCCCGCACAACTCAGGCACCCGCCGCGCAGCCCGAAACCAAAGACCCGAAGGCCCCCAAAGCCTACGAAGTGGCAAAGCGTTACAAGCTGCCCGACAACATTCTTCTCGCCTACGAAGAACGGGGCGAAGACCCCGAGGAAGCAGCGAAGAAGATCATCGCCGGTCTGGATGAAGGCAAGGCGTTCCAAGACATCGTTCCGAAGTCGGTTCGGATCAGAGCCACAGACATTGCCGATGAGCTTGAAGGCATCCAGCCAGAGGGCGGGCTTGGCAAAGCTCTTGGCGTCGGTGTCGATGTGGTTCAGCAGGGCTTTGGCTCTGCGCTTGAAGGCGCGGGCCGCACGTTCGGCATTGATGGCCTTGAACGCTACGGCGCGCGCGTGGCAGAGGACAACGCCGCCGAGGCCGCATCTGGATCGCGCGGCCTGACGGATATGTCGGATGCGCTGGATAGCCCCGGATCGGCGGCATCCTTTGTCGGTGAAACCCTAGCGCAGCAAGTTCCGCAGCTTGGAACATCCCTTGGCCCTGTCGCCGCAGGCGCGGCCATTGGCTCTGTTGTTCCGGGCATCGGCACGGCCTTGGGTGCTGGCGTCGGCCTTGGCGTGGCCGGTATCGCCAACGTCGCGCAGTTCTACGGCATGAACCGCGAACGGCAGAAGGAAGCTAACCCCGGTGAGCAAGTAAACGAGCTTGCGGCTTTCGGAACCGCGATTCCGCAGGCCGCAACCGATCTGGCGTCCGACATCCTGATCGCAACCCCTCTTGGTCTTGGCCCCAAGGCGCTGCAAGCCGGTAACATGGGCATGCGCGCTCTAAAAGGCGCCGGGGCGGGTATCGTCGTTGAAGCCCCGACCGAAGCCGCGCAACAGTTCATGGAGCGCGCGCAGGCCGGGCTTCCGGTGGCAAACGCCGAAGCTGGCAGGGAATACTTGGAGTCGGCAGTTGTGGGCGCAATCCCCGGCGCGACGATTGGCGGCATCCGGGGGGCAGTCTCGCCGCGCCTCGACGCGCCATTGCCAACCAGCACGACGCCGCCAACCGATCAACGAGAACCCCTCGCGCTTCCCGCCCCCACGAGCGGCGGCACAATCTTCCTTCCGAACCCCGGTGGCGATGGCAGCGCCGCAGGGCAGAACACCGCCCCAAGCATGGCTCATCCCGGTGGCCTTGGGGCGGTGTTCGACGAACCCAAGGGGCCGATTGAGCGCGCGGCCAGCGTTGCCCCTGATCTGACCCCGCAGCCCGAAGCCCCGGTAATGTTCCCCGACATGAAGCCGGGCGCGAAGATCGTGCTGATGGACCCGGAAACCGGCGAACTGACCGATGCGGTGTTCCAGCGCGAGGAAAACGGCGTTCCTATCGTGCGCGTGGGCGGTGTCGAGCAGTCCGTGCCGCCTGATGTCTTCGATTGGGCGGTGAACGAGGCGGCCAAGACGATGAAAGCGCTGGAAGCCGCAGCCAGCGGCAAGCCAGCGCCCGCGACGCCGACCGTCACCCCGAAGCCTATGGAGGCGCCCGTCAATGTCGGACCCGCAGTTTCGCCTAACGGGATGGCAGGCGGTCAGCCTCTTGGAGCGATCCAAGGAAGTGACCCCGCAGGAAGCGGACCAAATCAGGTCGCACCTGTTCAAGCAGCGCCCATTTCCCCCGCACCTGTGGCCAGCGGTGGAGAAGGTATGGCTGGCGCAGTTGCAGGGGCCAAGCCAAGCGAAGCACTGACCGGGCCGCAGGGGGCGCAGCCCACCGCAGCGCCATCACCCGCGCAGCAGGCCGAACCGCCCGCGCAGATCGCCCCCGTCGCGCCGATAACCGTCAAGGTTCTCGCCCGTGATGGCTTCCAGCCGGTCGATGGCAGCGCAACCGACTTCACCCGCACCAAGAACGGCGCACCGCAGACAATCCGCAAGACCGCGACCGGATGGGATGTCCTGGGCGCAGATGGGGCGACCATCGGAAGCGCCACCAACATCAATGCCGCCATCGAGGCCGCGAACAAGGCACCGCAGCCCGCGCAGGAGCAG